CTGGAAATCAATTGACTATTACCAGCGGAACAGTTACAATATCCGGAACATCAAATGTATCAGTTAATGGAAGTCCATTAACATTAGACAGTAACAACGGAGGAACAACAAACGTTATTGTGTGGAACGAAATCATACCAGGAGCAAATATGGTATGGACACCAATAGTACCTTATTAAATTATGGCATCAACATATTCTACAGACCTATCATTAGAACTTGTAGCAACCGGAGAAAAAGCTGGTCTATGGGGAACAATTACAAATACTAACTTACAAATTTTACAAGCATCATCATCAGGATATACAACTCTAACACTTACAACAGGTAATACTAATTTAAGTTTAGCGGATGGATCAGATACTGCTAATGGTAAAAAATTATATATTAAACTTACAGGAACTTTAACTGGTAACTGTACAGTTACAATGCCAGCATCAACAACAGGTGGTAATGCAAATAGAGTATTTATTATACAAGATGCAACAACTAGAACAACTTCTAATTATACAATTGGTGTATTAACTACAGGACAAGCTACAGCAACTAAAGTTCCAGTGAATTCTACTTTGTTATTAGTATCTGATGGAGCAAATACTTTAACTTCTATTGGTATAATGCAAAAAGGATATAACTCTATTAGTTCTAGCAACTCACCTTATTTAGCAGTTGCCGGAGATCAATTAATTGTAGATACAAGAACAAATCCAGTTACAGTAACTTTACCTGCTAGTCCTAGTGTAGGAGATGAAGTAGTTATTATTGATGGCTTTAATTTCTTTGCTTCAAACAATTGTGTAGTAGGTAATAATTCTAGTAATATTTTAGGTGCAGCATCTGCTTTAACTTTAAATACAAACAGACAATCCATTACATTAGTTTATGTAAATGCTACTCAAGGTTGGACTTATAAAACTAATACAGCATAGGAGCTAATCCATGGCTCTTTCAGAAATTAAATTCGCTCCAGGAATTGATAAACAAGACACAAGTGTGGGTGCATTTGGTCGTTGGGTAGATTCAGATAATACAAGATTTAGATATGGGCTTCCTGAAAAAGTAGGTGGCTGGGCATCTTTATTAAATGAAACTATTGTTGGTGTTTGTAGAAAGATGCTTCCTTTTGTAGATCAATCAGGCAATAGATATGTTGCTTTAGGAACTGATAAATTTTTACTTATATATTTTGAAGGACAACTTTTTGATATAACTCCATTTAGAACAGATTCGGCAGGGGTTATTGTTACTTTTGCAGGATCTACTTTAGCAACAAATAGCACTTCTAATAAAACTTGTACTATTACGACTACAAGTAATCACGGTTTAATTGCTGGAGATATGATTGTTCTAGATGCTGTTACTTTACCAGCAGGTACTGGTTTAAGTGCTTCTGATTTTGAAGATAAACTATTTCAAGTATTATCGGTTCCAACTCCAACAACATTTACTATTAATTCATTAAATCAAGCAACAGCAGTGGTTGCAACAGGTGGAAGTATGATTGTTAAACCTTACGCATCTGTGGGCCCAGCATTACAAACTTATGGATATGGATTTGGTGTAGGTCAATTTGGAGGAACAGTTTCTGGAGCATCAGTTACAACTATTAATAATGGTGGAACTTTTGCAGCTGGAGCAACTTCAGTTATACTTACAAGCACATCTGCATTTCCAGCATCTGGAACTTTACTTATTGAAAATGAATTAATGACTTATACAACTAATAATACTGGAACAAATACTATTTCAGGTATTAGTAGAGGTCAATTTGGAACAGCAGATGTAGTTCATGCAAATGGAATAACAGTTACCAACGCAACTAGTTATACAGGATGGGGAACAGCAGTATTAGCTTCTTCTACTACATTAGAACCAGCACTTTGGTCTTTAGATAACTATGGAGATGTATTAGTTGCAACTATTGCAAATGGTAAAACTTTTACTTGGGATTCTAGTATTGCAGCAAGATTAACAACCCGCGCTTCGCAAACAACTGCTGGATTTGAAACAACAAATAACCCAGTTGCATCTAGATTAACTTTAATTTCACCAACAACTAGACACTTAATTCACTTTGGAACTTGTACAACTCTTAATGATGAAGATACACAGGATAATATGTTTATTCGTTTTTCAACTGTGGAAGGTATTAACGAATATGATATTACCGCAACTAACACAGCAGGTTCATTTAGACTTCAAGATGGTACAAAGATTATCGGAGCGGTGAACGCGAAAGAAACTATCTTAGTTTGGACAGACAATGCTTTATATACAATGAAATTTGTAGGAGCTCCTTTTACATTTGGATTTGAACAAGTAGGAACAAATTGCGGATTAATTGGTAAAAACGCTGCTATAGAAATTGATGGTATAGCTTATTGGATGAGCAATAGTGGATTCTTTGCATTTGATGGAACTGTTAAAACATTACCATGTTCTGTTATTGACTATGTATTCAATGATATTGATACTACTAAAGGACAACAAATTAGTGCTGGATTAAATAATTTATATACAGAAGTTACTTGGTGGTATCCAACACAAGGATCTTCGTTTGTTAATAGATCCGTAGTTTATAATTACACAGATGCAAATAGACAACTTGCTCTTGGTACTTGGTATACTAATACAAGTTCTACTTCTACAAGAACTAGTTGGATTGATGCATTAATATATCCTAGACCTTATGCAACAAAACATAACAGTACTGAAACAGGAACGTTTCCAACTATAATTGGTGAAACAGGATTAGGACAAACTGTTTTATTTGAACAAGAAACTGGAACCGATCAAATTAATCCTGATGGTTCTATAACAACATTAACTTCATTTATTCAATCATTTGATTTTTCTTTACAAAAAGATCAAAGTGAAACTTTTTTATCTATGAGAAGATTCTTACCTAACTTTAAAGTATTAACAGGAAGTAATCAAATTTCTATTTCTGTAACAGATTGGCCTTCTGAAACTGCTACTAGTTCTACTTATAGTCCATTTACAATTACTTCTTCTACAGAATTTGTAAGTACTAGAGCAAGAGGAAGATATGCAAATGTTAGAATAGAGAATGTTAATTCAGGAGAAAATTGGAGATTTGGAACATTCCAAGTTGATATACAACCAGATGGTAGAAGATAATGGCTAAGATTAATGTAAGGGTTCCAGAACCAAAATCAGAATATGAAGTAGATAATCAGAGACAAATTAATAGAGCTCTTCGTATTATTGTGGAACAATTAAATTCTACTTATTTAAAAGATTTAAAAGAAGATACAGAAAGATTTAGTTGGTTTATGTCAAGTGGAGGTAAGTGTTAATGTCTTGTGATAATGTAAATATTGGTAATGGTCAGTTAATTACAATCGGTGGTAATAATGTTGATGCATTCGGAAGATTAAGAGTTTCTAATCCTCTAACTATCTTTGATAGTAAGAGTATCATGTCACAGAATAGTTTATTTAATGCAACTACTGCAAGTGGTGGAAGTGTTACTTATACAGCTAATAAATCTACAGTTAATTTAAATGTAACAGAAGCAGCAAGTTCTAAAACAGTAAGACAGTCTAATAGAGTCATGTCTTATCAACCTGGTAAGTCATTACTTATTTTTAATACATTTGTAATGAATACTTTGACTGCAAACTTAAAACAAAAGGTAGGTTTATTTGATGCAAATAACGGAATATTTTTTACAGCAGATGGAACAACACTTAAAATAGTAAGAAGAACTTATACATCAGGTGCTCCAGTTGATACTGAAATATCACAATCTAGTTGGAACGGAGATACTTTAAATGGAACGGGAGCAAGTGGATTTACCTTAAATGCAGCTACATCAAATATACTATTTATAGATATTGAATGGTTAGGTGTAGGATCTGTTAGAGTTGGATTTGTTATTAATGGTCAATTAATTACAGCACATACTTTTTATAATGCTAATAGTTTAACGACTGTTTATATGCAAACAGCCAATCTTCCAATTCGTTATGAGATTGAAAGAGCTGGAACATTGACGGCTGGAACTTATACATTACAACAAATATGTTCTTCTTGTATTTCTGAAGGTGGATATTCTCCACAAGGATTAGAACAAATGATTGGAACAGGAACTGTTAGTGCTGGAGTGAATTTAACTACAGCAAATACTTATTATAATATTGCAACAATTAGAATTAAAACAGGAAGGCCTTATGCAGTTATAGTTCCAGCTGGAGTAGATGTTTTAAACATATCTAATGGAGATTTTGAATGGGGATTATTTATTAATGCAACACCATCCTCTGCCTTTTCATATTCAAGTTTTAGTGATAATGTAGAATATGATTTAACAACAGTTGATTTAACTTCAACAGGTACAAGAGTTGCTGGAGGATATTTAGGAGGTAAGACTGCACCATTTACTTTAGGTGGAGATTTTATAGCATTCGCAAATCAACTTGGACAAACTATTGCAGGTGTGTCAGATACTTTAACATTAGGCGTAAGACCAGGAACAGCTAATGGAGATGTATCTGGTTTATTAAAATGGTTTGATTTAACATAATGGCAAATATATATAAAAATTCATTTTACGATCCGGCTTCAACTGCAGCAGTATCTGTATATACTGTTCCTTCTAATTCAAGATCTATTGTACAAAATATTCAATTAACAAATGAATCGGGATCAAAGATAGTTATAGTATCAGTAACTGATTCATCAGCATCAACGGATTATCAAATAGCTTATGCTTCTATTACAGGACCTACAATATGTAATTTAGCTTCAGGACCTATAGTATTAGAAGAAGGAGATATTCTAAAGATTGCATCTTCTACAATAACTGGTATAAGTGCTATAGTATCAATTTTAGAAATGAACAGAGAGGATAGATAATGCCGTTTGTAGAACAAGAAGAATCAATAAAAACTGAAATTATAGATGGGAAACAAGTAGCTGTCTATAAACCAAGAGTAGAAATAACTCTTAAAAATTTAGAAACTGGTCAAGAATATACATCGGATTCAGAAGCGTTATCTGATGTTCAAAACCCAAATACAAGCACTAAAGCAGAGCATATTTCTAGAAGTGTGCATGTAAAAGTCATAAGTTTGCCATTAGGAGCAAGCGTTAATTTAGGTTAATATATTGACTAGGAGTAAAAAACCTAGTAAATTA